AAGATTCAAGGGATCCTATTCAATTCAAGAAGTTTGATAAGGTATTCTCGGGTCATTTCCATTCAAGATCGGACAATGGAAATATTTACTACATTGGCAATCCTTATGAAATCTATTTTAATGATGTGGATGAGGATAGAGGATTTATCGTATTTGATACTGAGACTCTAGAGCACGAATATATTAATAATGCTTACAAATTGCACTATCAAATTTATTATGAAGATAATGATCCAAAACAACTGAATGAAGAACAATACGAAGATAAGATTGTTAAGGTCATAGTAAGAAGGAAGACAAACGTAAAGAAATTTGAGCAGTTTATTGATAAGTTGAATAGGGCGAATGTTGCTGAACTTAAAATTATTGAAACTACAGAAATCCCGGATATTGAGAACTTTGAATCATTAGAAGCCGAAGATACTTTTTCCATTTTGAATCGTTATGTTGATGATGCTGAAATTGAACTGGATAAATCTAAAGTTAAGTCTATCATCTCTGATCTTTATAGAACTGCCCTGGAGACCGCCTAATGTTCATACTCGCACTTAAAGAAAAACCAGATGGGGCCTACACTGTCATCAATGAAGCCGAGGAGAAAGTGCTATTGATATTTGAAACTCAGGATGATGCGGAGAGGTATGCGATAATGTTAAATGAAAATGACTATCCAAAAGTTAAGGTAGTTTCTTATGAAGATAATGTTCTGTTAAAGACATGTGAAATGATGGGCCAGCGGTATAGTATTGTTGGTCCTTATGATCTTGTTGTTCCCCCGGATGTGTATTGATTTAATATGATAACCTTTCATAAAGCTCGGGCCAAGAATTTTTTGGCTATTGGAAATTACTGGATGGAGTATGATCTTAATGCCGATCATATGACCCTGTTACGTGGAAAAAATGGCAGTGGTAAGAGTCAAGTAATTAGCTTACTAACCTTTGCCCTTTACAAGAAAGCCTATAGACCCACAAACATCCCCCAATTGGTTAATGCCGTAAACAAGAAGGATTGTATTGTTGAAGTAGAATTCTCCATTGGTACTAATCACTGGAAAGTACGCAGGGGAATTTCTCCTAATCTTTTTGAGATTTATAAAAATGAGAAGCTATTAGATCAACATTCTTCTGTTATTGAACAACAAAGATGGTTTGAGCAAAATGTTCTCAAGATTAACTACAAAACCTTCTGTAGTATTGTAGTTATGGGTAGCGGGAATTATGTCCCCTTTATGAGACTGACCGCTTCTGAACGCAGGGAAGTTGTAGAAGAACTTCTTGACATTAAGGTGTTTTCCTCAATGAATGTGATTGTCAAAGATCGCATTAAGTCAATCAAGGATGATATTAAACTGCTCACTATAAAGAAGTCATCTTATGAAGATAAGGTTCAAATGCAACAGAACTTCATTGATGAGATTGAGAAAAGGGGTAAGGCTAATATTCAGGAGAAACAAGAAAAGATTGATGAATTAACAGAATCGCAAAAACAACTCCAAGTTGAATTAGATAATTATAATAAAAAGATCGTTATCTTAAATCAACAAGTTGAGGAATATACAAGTGCATCCGAAAATTTGAAGCAGTTAGTTGCCGAAAAAGCAAAAATTACCCAACAGGTTACAACAATCAAAGAGAACTATCAGTTCTTCGTAAAGCACGATACTTGTCCTACCTGTTCACAGGTTATTGATCCTGATCTGAGAGCAGCAAAACAAAGTGATTCCAAGGAAAAAACGAAAGAATTAAAAGACATTTATCTTAACTTGAAAGAATCCATTGAAAAGGAGGAAGAAAGAGAGTCTAATTTTCTTAAATTGTCAAGGGAGATTTCCACTATCAATAATAAGATTTCTCAGAATAACTTAAAAATTGCCCAATCAAATTCTCGTATCAAAGAATTGAATGGTGAGATCCAGGTTATCATTTCTCAAATTGAAAACAGGGGACAAGAACACGATAAACTTGAAGCCTTCCAAGCTGAACTTGAAACGATCAATGAAGAGATTTTTAAGTTAAAGGAGGACATCCATTATTATGATTTTACCTATGGACTTCTGAAGGATGGCGGGGTAAAATCCTCTATCGTCAAAAAATATGTGCCATTGCTCAATCAACAGATCAACAAGTATCTACAGATGATGGATCTGTATGTGAACTTTAATCTTGATGAAGAATTCAATGAAACTATTACAACTCCTGTATATGAAAGTTTCTCTTACGGAAACTTCTCTGCCGGTCAGGCTCAGCGTATTGACCTTGCCATTGCTTTTGCCCTGATGAAGATTGCAGAAATCAAAAATTCTGCACATGTCAATATCAACTTCTATGACGAAATCCTAGAGAACTCTCTGGACTTTGCTGGTGTTTCTGACTTCTTTAAGATCGTTCGTTATGAACTGACCAACAAGAATGTCTTTATTATTTCTCACCGTGAGGGCATTGAAGATAAGTTTGATAAAATTATTACGTTTGAGAAGAAAGGACATTTTAGTTATAAAACTGAGATTTTTAATAAATAAGTTATAGTAATAGAGTAACTTTAATGGATAGTAGGGATGTTATTGGGCTTTATGAAGCTTATCGGTCTGTTTATTACGAAAACACGGAAATCTATGATTGGGCTTTGGAATTAATTGAAGAAGGCTATGATCTTGATGATTACAGTGACGATGATTTAATTGAGGCTTTTATCTCTGAGAGAAAAAACAGTGATTCAAAAGGAGTTGCACATAAAGCGGGTATTAATGAGCCAGATGCTTGGGGACCACCTACGCCTTTCGGTCAGGAGGCAACCCGCAAATCTTTAGCCTCTGGGATCCGAGGTGCTCGCGCCTTACAACAAAAAGGAGTAAGAATAAACAGACACCACAAAAATAAATACCTATCCCATAAAGTACATCAAGGCTGGTCTCATGCTGCACAAAACAGCGAAAATCAGACTGACGCTCAAAAGGAACGTAGATCTAAACTTATTAACCCTGATCTTAATAGTTTTAGGACTAATCTTTCAAAGAAAGAAAGAGCCAAAGATTTGCCATTTGTAAACAAAGCAGTTGCTGCCGCCAGATCTAAAGGAAAATCTGTTTCTGAAGAATTGGATATTTACGATCTAGTTTTAGATCATTTACTTGATGAGGGATTCTGTGATGATGTAGAATCTGCAGAAGTCATTATGGCTAATATGAGCGAAGAGTGGATGGATGAAATCGTAGAAGGATTTGTCAGCCCCTACAAAACTCGCCCAACTTATGGAAATCCTCAGGGCACATCTCCTGCGATGAAGGCTCTTAAAAAGAGCGATGAACTACAAAAAACCGAGCTAGGTTCAGCACGACAGAAAAAACAGACTCGCAGATCCCAACAACTAAATCGCATGTTCCAGGCTGCCCGACAAGGGGCTTGACAACCAGAGTAAAACATGCTATAATACGGTCGTCCACACAAAAGGACGGCCGTTTTTATTGAAATATAATTTATGATCTAAATACCTTGTCTGTTGGAACTGCAATTCTCTACAGATAGATTAGGTGTTCTTTATGGGCACCTTTTCTTGTATAAATAAAACTGCAGTTCCAATAGAATAGCAATGACTAAACAAAGTCCGCGTATCTATACGTACAAAATTACATTTGAAGAAGTTCCTTATTACTATTACGGAGTCCACAAGGAAAAGAGATTTAATGAAGAATATTGGGGATCTCCACATACTAATAAATGGGCTTGGGAGTTTTATACGCCAAAGAAGCAGATACTTGAGTTTTTTGAGTATAGCGATGAAGGCTGGCTAGAAGCTCAAAAAATAGAAGAGAGGCTTATTAAGCCTTTTTATAATACCGATAAATGGTGCTTAAACGCATGTTGCGGCCTTAAATTTTCCCTTGAACTTTTAAGAAAAAATGGAAGAAAACTTTATGAAAGAGGAGAGGGAATGCATTCAATATCTAAAGAAGAAAGACGTGAAATCGCAAGAAAAGTTGGCCAGAAAGCTTATGAGCTTGGTATTGGAATTCATTCAATGACCAAAGAGGAAAGACAAGAAATTGGAAGAAGAAATGGAAAAAGATGTTATGAACTTGGAATAGGTGTTTGTGGTAGAAGTAAAGAAGAAATGATAGAGCAAGGAAGAAAAACTGGAAAAAGGATGTATGAAGAAGGTAGAGGTGTCTTTAGCCGCACTAAAGAGGAAATGATTGAGCAAGGCAGAAGAGCAGGGCAAAAACTTTACGAAGAGGGTAGAGGAATTCACGGAAGGTCTCCTGAACAAAAACGAGAGGATGCAATAAAAGGTGGCAAGGTAGCGGGGAAAATAACATCGTCACAACAATGGATGTGTACGGTTACTGGACATATTTCTAATGCAGGTGGACTCTACACTTACCAAAGAAACAGAAATATAGATACCAATAATAGAATAAGAATTAAATAGGACAGTTTTGAAATCGTCCCAGCTCTTGACAAGCTAGGAGATCCGTGCTATAATAAAAATTCCTAACAAGGAGCCACATTACACTAAATTATTATGAATTCTAATCATCTTTGGAAATATAACGAAGATAAAATCCTTAAAGATCTTGAAGAGTATGTAACAAGTACGTATTCTGGACATTATTGTGGTGATAGTGAAGAGAACCAAAACATCCAAGCAATTGACTTAATGCAAGCTAAAAATTTAGCTGCTGGATTTTGTCAAGCAAACATCCTAAAGTATGGCTCTCGTTATGGAGCCAAAGATGGGCGCAACAAAAGGGACCTACTTAAAGTGATCCATTATGCGATGCTTCTCCTACATTTTGACGGACATTATTCCCGCAAAGATAATGGCCTAACCGAATTTTCCCGCTGACCTTTACAACTATATTATGAAACTATCACCTGAAACGCTCGCAATTCTGAAGAACTTCGCAAGCATCAACGAGTCCATTCTTTTCCGACAGGGGAATAAGATCCGTACTATGAAGTATCCAGCCAAGACCATTCTTGGCGAGGCAGTAGTACCTGAAACATTCCCTAAAGAGTTTGCTATCTACAATCTCAACCAATTTCTCAACGGATACTCACTTCTGGATAATCCTGAACTGGATTTTTCCGATGAAGAAGATCGCTTTGTTCTCCTTAAAGAAGGAAAGCGTAAGATCAAATACTTCTTCTGCAACCCTGAGATGATCAATTCTCCACCGGATAAACCTCTTGTTCTACCATCAGAAGATGTGGAATTTAATCTAAGTGCAGAACATCTAGATAAGATCCTCAAGGCTCGCAGCATCTATCAGCTACCCGACCTATCTGTTGTTGGTGATGGAAGTGAGATTTCTCTAGTTGTTCACGATAAAGAGAATCCTTCATCCAATGAATACACGATTGTTGTCGGTGATACCGGGAATACCTTTACCTTTAATCTTCGCATTGAAAATATTCTGATCCTTAAGGGGTCCTATGATGTGACGATTTCTAAGTCAAAGATTTCGCGGTTTAATAACACAGCAACCGATCTTGTTTATTACCTACCCCTAGAACCTGACTCCAATTTTCAGGAATAATTAATTTTCACAAAACTGGAAAATTCAGAAAAGTTGAAAAATTTGCAGTAGTTCTCAAATAATCGGAACTACTGCAATATCCTTATACATTATGTTTCTTATGAGTCAAGACTTTCTATTCTGCGAAAAATATACCCCAAAAACAATGGAGGAAGTCATCCTCCCAAAGGATCTAAAGAATCTGTTTATTGGCATCCGAGATTCAGGGAAAACTTCCCACATGACCCTTGCCGGCCCGAAGGGCTGCGGAAAAACATCTACAATCAAAGCTCTTGCTAAAGAACTGAATGTAGATTTCATGATGATCAATGGATCTAAAGAGCGATCTATTGATACCATCAGGACTACGGTTGAATCTTATGCCAGTTCTGTATCAATGTATTCATCAGGAAAGAAGATCCTTCTGATTGATGAGGCAGATAACCTAACTCAAGATGCCCAGAAGGCTTTCCTTGGTGTTATTGAGGCAACGCAAAAGAACTGCATTTTTGTTCTCACTTGTAACTATCCGAATCGTATTGATCCGGCAGTTTTGTCTCGCTGCCCTATTATAAACTTTAAGTTCCCGAAAGAGGAAAAGCCTCAATTACTTGCTGATTTTTATACATCAATTCTTAAGATCCTTGAAGAAAATAAGATCAAGGTAGATGACAAGAAGGTAGTTGCCAAACTTGTAGCAAAGTACTTCCCTGATTTCCGCAGGACCCTGAACATCCTTCAGCAATATTCTGCATCTGGGGAAATTAATTCAAGTGTCCTGGCCCAAGTATCGGACATTAAAGTTTCAACTCTTTACAAGGCAATGAAGGAGAAGAACTTCGGTGAAGTACGAAAGTGGGCAATCAACAATCTTGATAATGACGCCACCATGGTTCTCCGGTCTGTCTATGATGGCCTTGAAGGAGTCATGAAACCGTACTCTATTCCTGCGGCAATCCTTATCATTCATGAGCACATGGCATGTAATGTTATGGATAATGAGGTTAATCTGATTACTTGTTTTATTAAATTGATGATGGAGGACGCAATTGAATGGCTATGAATAATGTAAATCTAGATTTAGCAGTTGAGATCCACAGTAAAGTCACCACTATTGGTGGAAATGATCTTGATGTTGATAGGCTGACTGATTATCTTGCAATTCTTGCTGAGCAAATTCAAGATCAACAGGCTACGATCTATCGTCTTGAAGCTAAACTTTCTCGGTGTGAAGATGAGATTTCTGAATTAAACCGGGATAATTATGATTATCAACTGCGATGACTAATCAAATAATCTTACGCCACGCAAAATCAGACTTTGACTGTCTAATGGTAGCTCAAGGTATGGAGGACGCAGGAGCGACTGTTATTAGTGTATCTCCATGTTATCCAAATACTGACATGATGAAATTTATGGTCATAGCTAGGTATAATAATGAAGAGACCACTCCAGATAAAATAGATGATCAAATTCACCTTCAACTTTTTCATGAAGAATGAAATTAGAACTTAAAGATTGGCTAGATTCTATCTACAATACAAAAGAAGATCTTATGCAGAAGCACCCAGAATGTAAGAATCAGTATCCAGCTTTCATTATCAACCGTATGATGGCTGGTCATATTGATTGTATTCTGGCTGCTCAGGAAATGAATAAACACTTTACAATGCCTCCAGAGATGCAGTACAAATTTTACCTTAATACAATCAGGAAACAAAAACGCTTTACTCCCTTCATAAAGAAGAGTAAGTTAGATAATGTCCAGTACATTATGGACTACTATAATGTCAGTTTGGCAAAAGCAGAAGATTATCTAAAAATTCTTAGTATTGAGGAAGTACAACATATCAAAGATCAACTAAACAAAGGAGGATCTAAATAGTGAATAGTTATTATAATTTGGATGATTTTTATGAGTGGAAGTGTTGATACTAACTATTTGCCATTTGAACCTGAAAAAATGATGATTGAGGTTCGCCTGAAGGACCCTGATTCATTTCTTGTTATTACTGAAAGTCTGAGTCGTATTGGTGTTTTGAGTGTGAAAAATAAGACTCTTACTCAGAGCAGCCTGCTTCTACATAAGCAAAATCGTTACTATATTTGCAACTTCAAGTACCTGTTTGCTCTTGATGGGAGGGACACTACGATTACTCAAGAAGATGTAGAGCGTAATAATACTATTGCCCGTTTACTAGAAAGTTGGTCACTACTTGAGATTGTCAATCCTGAGATTATGACTAGCTTTGCTCCGCTCAATAAGATCAAGATCCTTACTTATAAGGAAAAGATGAGCGGAGAGTATCAACTTAAGACCAAGTATACCATCGGTAAGAAAAAGCGCCCTCAAACATAAGTTCGGTAATCAACACTTGCCATTTCTTAGACAACGAGATTAAATAAGAGCATGGATCGCTCATTAGAGGATCCAACTAAACACTCGCTTTTTAAGGAGAAAACAAATGACTAATCTTGCTACTTACAATTCTCATGATCTCACCAAGTTCTGGAATGATGTTAGAACACATACCATTGGACTTGATGAATTTTTCAATCGCCTAACAACTCAGCATTACACTGAGACTAATTATCCTGTTTATAATCTGGTCAAAGAAAAGGGTGGCGCCAATTACCGACTTGAGGTTGCTCTTGCTGGATTTAAGAAAGAAGAGATTTCTGTAGAAACTCAGGATGGCAAGCTCTTTGTTATCGGTAAAGTAGAAAAAGATGATTCTGTAGAGTATCTACATCGCGGTCTGTCCAAGCGATCATTTACTCGGGCCTGGACACTCTCAGATGATGTTGAGATTACCGATGTGAGCTTTGATGAAGGTCTACTGATTATTAAGTTCCAGCGGATTGTTCCCGAACATCAGAAGCTCAAGAAGTGGCTCTAAGAATAAATAATTATACTATTGTCGCCGCTGTTGCGTCTTTGTCAAAAATCAAAGTCTAGCGGATTTAGCCTCCTAGTGATAGGAGGCTTTTTCATAAATAAGTATAAAAGTTTAGGAAATTTTTATGGATGCTGCAGACATTTTTAATCTATATGAGGCTTATAGATCTGTTTATGAAGATCAACAGAGCCTGACTGAAGAAGTAGACGTTGAGCTTGATGAAGCTAATAAATATGAACAGAAATTAGGTGGAAAGGGGCTAGAATCTATATTGCGTAGAGGGGATAGAAATAGAAGATTTTCTGGGGATGAGCCTGATCTAAAGCGTGATGATGAAGTCATGAGAAAGAACCCGAGCTATGTTGCTGGTTATCGTCGCGGGGGCCAGGGGCCAGGCTCAGAATTGAGGTTTCATCCTAGAATTAAAGCACATAAAGAAAGAAGAGGCGTCAAAACAAGAGGAACTGGGGTTAGAGAAGATCTAGACATTTATGATCTAGTCCTTGACCACCTACTTGACGAAGGTTTCTGTGATGACGTAGAATCAGCCGAAGTCGTAATGGCCAACATGAGTGAGGAATGGCTTGATGAGATTCTTGATGAAGAAACAAAGGGAGAGACGCATATGTTTAAGGGGGAAAAGGGATTAAGTCCAGAGGAAAGAAAAGGAGTTCTTCGGTTTACAAGAAAACAAGCGAGAAAAAATGAAGACAATCGCACTGCCAGGCAAAAGATTTTAGGTGTTAAGTTATCTGCCATGAGATATCGCAATGAAAGACGTGGTTATTATGATGAACCTAATGAAACACCCAGAGGGTCTGGACGCGGAGCCGAAAGTCCAACTGATCGCTGACGCTTGACACTCCACCAAATCCATGCTATAATAGGGAGGCCCGCAAAGCCTCCTTTTTCATGGACCCAAAACTTATTCTATTAAAAACTGGCGATTATATTGTCTCCAAAATACAAGAAGCTTGGCAAGATGATAAGTTTCTATTTTATGTTCTAATTGATCCTCGCCTTATCAAGATCACCGGAACTTATACGATTGATGACAAGCAGAACACCAGTGTATCATTATTCACATGGCCGCAATTTTCAAAAGATACTGAAATAGAACTACATAAAGATAGCGTTCTTACTATTGTTGATAAGCCAACCCAAGAATTAATTGACCTTTACAATCAATCCTGTGAAAATACAGCTACTAATCTTTCCTGATAATACCAAAATTTTAACCCAAGCCCAAGATCTAGAACCTCAAGAAATCGGAGATCCCGATTGGCTATTGATTGAGCCTTTTGAAGTGAAAGATAATCTAACTCTTGAGCCGTGGCTGCTACAATACACGACACAGAATAAATTCAAGATCCATTCCGACAAGGTTCTCACTGTTGCAGAACCTAATCCACTATTAAGACAAAAATATAACCAAATTCTGAAAGGTGAGAATGAGTGAAAAATGGTATACATCAGTTAAGCAAATCGGAAACAATATCTATGTAAGGGGGTACGATAACGGAGAGCATTATAAAGATAAGATTGAGTATTATCCTACCTTCTTCGTGAGATCCAAAAATCCTACCGAATACAAAACTCTTCAAGGACAATACGTTGCTCCAGTAAACCCAGGAACCATCAAAGAGTGTCGTAACTGGTTAGATCAATACAAAGAAGTTGAAGGATTTGATATTTACGGAAATGAAAATGCGATTTATCAATACATCTCTGATGCCTTTTCCGATGAAATTGAGTTTGACATTAATAAGATCAAACTGGTAACGATTGATATTGAGACTACAGCCAATGCTGGTGTTGATGTAGAAGCTGCAAATGAACAGATCGTTCTTATTACGCTCCAGCATTATTCAACCAAAAAAACTCTTACTTGGGGAATTAACCCATTTAATGAGCGAATTGAGAACAATACTTATTTTGAGTGTGCCGATGAGGCTGATCTATTAAGGAAGTTTCTTGATTATTGGGAATCTGACTACCCTGAGGTAGTGACGGGTTATTATGTTCGTACCTTTGATATTCCCTACATCGTAAAGCGTTGTCAAAAAGTGTTGGGAGAATCAGAAGCCAAGAGGCTTTCTATCTGGAAAGTAATCCGTGATAAAAAGATCACTAATAGCAACGGCAAAGAAGATCTGACTTATGAACTTTATGGTATTGCTACCCTTGACTTTGCAGAGCTTTATAAGAAGTATTCATTCAAGAATCCAGAGAATTATAGATTGGATACTGTTGCCGAAAATGAGTTAGAAGAGAAGAAGTTAGAGCACACTGAGTACAATACATTTAATGAGTTCCAACAAAAGAATTGGCCACTTTTCGTGCGTTACAATGTGGTTGATGTTCAGCTAGTTGATAAACTTGAATCTAAACTAAAGTTGATTGAGATGGCAATGACTCTTGCTTATCAGTCAAAAACTAACTATGAAGATGTGTTCCATCAGGTAACAATGTGGGATGCAATCATTTATAACTATCTGAAAAAGAAGAATATTGTTATTCCCAAGAAAAAAGTTTCCAATAAAGATCACAAGTTTGGCGGAGCTTATGTAAAGGAACCTATTCCAAATAAGTATGGTTATACTGTATCATTAGATGCTACAAGTCTGTATCCTCACATTATGATGGGGGTCAATATTAGCCCAGAAACATTAGTTAATGAACATTTTTCTGGTATTGATGTAGATCTTGTTCTTGATAAAAAAGTAGATACCTCTAAGTATTTAAACTATTCTATTGCCCCTAATGGGGCAATGTATCGGAAGGACATTAAGGGATTCTTGCCAGAGATTATTGAAGAAATGTTTAATAAACGTAAAAGCTTCAAGCAACTAATGTTGGCAGCTAAACAGGAAAATGAAATCAATCCATCGGAAGAACTAAAGAAAAAAATCTCAAGTTATACAGTAAAAGAACAGGGGTTAAAAGTCTGTCTTAATTCCAGTTATGGTTCTTTTGGGTCTCCGTATTTCCGTTTCTATGATTTAAGAAATGCAGAGGCAGTAACATATTGGGGAAAACTTGCTATCAGGTGGGCAAGTAATAAACTGAACAGCTACCTTAATAATGCTCTTCAGACAACTGACGTTGATTATGTGATTTACATTGATACTGACTCTTTGTTCTTAAATGTTCAACCATTAGTTGATAAGATATTTGAAGGTAAGGAACCAACAAAAGAACAAGTAGTTAACTTTTTAGATAAACTGTGCTCAACCAAGATACAACAGTATCTCAATCGGGCTTATGATGAATTAGCTGATTATATGCACTCATACTCTCAGAAAATTCACATGAAGCGAGAGAAGATTGCCGATTCCTTTATTATTCTTGCTAAGAAGAAATACTTTATCAATGTATGGGACAATGAAGGTGTGAGATACAATGAACCAAAACTAACTGTTACTGGTTTAGAGGCAATCAAGTCATCAACACCTAAGTTTTGTAGGACAAAGATTAAAGAGGCATTTAATCTGTTTATGGGTGGTTCTGAGCAAGATGTTATCACATTCATTGAACAAACCAAAAAAGAGTTCTTCGCCCTGCCACCTGAAGAAGTGTCCTTCCCCAGAGGGATCTCCGACATGGTAAAATACCGTGATTCTAAAGGAATCTACAAAAAAGATGTATCAGTGCCCATCAATGCCCGTGCTGCCCTGCTCTATAATCATTACATCAAACAAAAGAATCTAACAAATAAGTATCCTTTAATTAATAATGGGGAAAAGATCAAGTACTGTTACTTGAAACTACCTAATCCAATTAAAGAAAACGTCATTGCATTTGTTCAAAAATTTCCAACTGAACTTGGATTGAATGATTATGTAGATTATAATCTTCAGTTTGATAAGACATTCCTTCAACCATTAAGACCAATTCTTGACATTATCGGTTGGAGTGAAAAAGAAACCAATACCCTTGATAACTTCTTTTTATGATGAACCCAACAATCACAACAGACTTTGTTGAATGGCAATACCAGCTACAAAAGAACTGTACCTGGCGGGATTATGATTTGTATTTTGATATTCAGGACATTCTCCCATATTTTGAAGGTTTTATGACATTTTCGGATCATGTTGACGAAAATGGGGACAAGATTCTTGCAGATTCATATAAATTCAACACTTATGCCCAGTTAGTTGATTATGTAAAATTATTCAATGAATCAACCAATTATCTACATTGTGTTTTGAAGCACAAGGTAGAGGATCAATATTGCTTGTGGTTTGCCCACAGATTCAATAAATAAGCTAAGCTCACCGTAGTCAAAAGACAATACACAGAGCTATTAACAACTAAAATAATTAAACACATGGACTTTCTAAAGGATATAGTGTCCCAGATTGGGGGCGACTATGTTTCTCTGGCTTCAGAGATTGATGAAAAAGAATCGTTTGTAGATACTGGTTCTTGCGTATTCAATGCTCTTGTAAGTGGTAGTATTTTTGGTGGATTCAGCCAAAATAAAATTACCGCTATTTCAGGAGAGACGAGTACCGGCAAATGTGCTCGGGGTTCGGAGAAGATTACTGTTTATGGTTCTCCCGAAGTAATAGAATCCCTAAAGAATAGACTAAAATGAGTAATAGGAATAATGAAAACAATCCAAGATATTCTACTTATTGGATAAATCAAGGTTTTTCTCCTGAAGAAGCTGAAAATAAAGCAAAATACAAAAGAAGATCTGGATCTCGCCGTTGTATTGAGTATTGGCTTGAACAGGGTTATTCTGAAGCTGAAGGTAGAGAAAGAATAAGATCCTTACAATCTAAATCTGCTTCTCAACAAGTTGGAAATGTTAGAGGTGAAGAAACTCTACAAAAACAAAGAGAATCTATTTTAAGAAGAAACCAAATAGAAACGTGGATTGATGAGTATGGTGAAGAACTTGGCACTGAAAAGTTTTTAGAGTTTAAACAAAAACAAGTAGCTACAGCAAAGAAAGCAAATTCCGCAAGAGTAAAAAATAATCCTAATACTTTTATTGAAACTTCAGTTAGGAGAGTTGAATACGGGATTGATAAGGGCTATTCTGAACAAGATGCTATTATCATGGTATCTAAACATCAATCAAGAGGACTAGATTTTTATGTTAGCAAATATGGAGAGACTGAAGGACTAAAACGTTGGACTGATCGCAATAAAAAGTGGTATTCTTCTTTTTATGAGAGCGGTAAGGATTTAGATGAGATCAATCAAAAGCGGAAAGATAAAGCTCATGTTGGCTATTATACTCAAAAGTCTCACCCTAAAATACCCGAACTAAACTTTTATCTTTTGAGATTTATTGATAAAGATGGCGTTTATTTCATAAAGTATGGATTGACAAAGCAAAAATCTATTTCTAAAAGATGGAAAGTATATTTGGGATATAAAGTTGAGTTTTTTGAATCTTTTGAGTCCGCATTGGCCATTGAAATAGAAAATGCTTTCAACGTTAGATTTAAAAAATCGTATACTCCAAAATTAATAAAAACTACTGAGTGTTTTAGATATTCAGACAAAGATTACAAAACAGCCATTACTATTATAGAGGATTTCAAAAATGGAAAGTATTAATCTAACCTATAAGCAACTATATGATCTTTACGGAGAAGGTGACCATGAGATTCCTTATTCCGTATTGGATGAACTTTACGTAAAGACCCCGAATGGGAAACTTACTCGCATTAATGAAGTAGTAACAAAACACGATAATCAAGTTGTGCGCTTAGAGTTTGATGATGATGATTCTTTTGAGTGTTCAACTAAACACTTGTTTATGGATTATGAAACCGGCGCAACTGTCAATGCCCTTAATGCTAATGTGATTACTGCTATCAAAGGAAAGAAAACAGTTGTTAATAGGGAGCTTCTTGGGGTAGAAAATGTCTATGACATTTCTATTGATTCTCCTCACTGGTATATTGCTACCAGTGAATCGGGAATTTTCCACCATAATACATTCTTTGCCATTGCTGTAATCAAAAACTTTCTTGATACTAATCCAGAAGGATATTGCCTATACTTTGATACTGAGGCAGCTATTACAAAATCTCTTCTACAGAGTAGAGGAATTGACGTATCAAGAGTCATCATTATCAATGTTGTAACGATTGAAGACTTCCGCACAAAGGCACTTAAGGCAGTTGATATCTATCTGAAAACTCCGGTTAAACAACGTAAGCCTTGTTTCTTTGTCCTTGATTCACTTGGTATGTTATCAACCAATAAAGAGATTGGTGATGCCCTTGCGGAAAAGGATACCCGAGATATGACTAAGGCTGCCCTGATTAAGGGAGCATTCCGTATGCTGACTCTTAAGCTAGGTCAAGCAAAAATTCCAATGATCGTGACTAATCACCTTTATGCAAACATTGGTGGTTATGGTCCAACTAAAGTTCAATCGGGTGGTACTGGACTTCTTTATTCCGCCTCAACAATCATTGAGCTAGCCAAGGCCAAAGAGAAAGATGGTACTGAGGTTATTGGAAATATCATTCGCGCCCGTACATTTAAGTCTCGCCTATCAAAAGAAAATCAAGAAGTAGAGATTCGTCTATTTTATGATGAGCGTGGCTTAGACAAGTATTATGGCCTCTTGCAATTGGCGGATGAAGGTGGTATAATCAAGAGAACAGGCAACCGTTACGAAATTCAAGGAAAACTTCTATATGAAAAGGCAATCCTAAAGGAACCAGAAAAATATTTCACCCAGGATCTACTAGAAAAAATTGATCTTTATGTCCAGATGAAATTTTCTTATGGTCACAGTAAAGGTTCTTTTGTTGAAGAAAATACTCAGGAGGAATCTGATTGAGCAGCACTGAACAGCTAATTCTATCAAACTTAATCAATAATGATGATTATACAAGGAAAGTACTTCCTTTTTTGAAAGCAGATTATTTTCAAAATTACAGCGAGAAGATAGTATTTCAAGAAATCATTAGCTTTATTGGGGAGTATAACAAGCTCCCCAATAAAGATGTTCTTGAAATTGAGATCGGCAATAGAGAAGATCTTAATGAGTCTACATTTAAAGAGTGTTTAGATTTAGCCGCAGGTTTAGATTCGGAGCCAGTTTCTATTGACTGGCTCTACGATACGACAGAGAAGTGGTGTAGAGATAGGGCGATTTATCTTGCCCTTATGGAATCTATTCAGATCGCTGATGGTAAGAATGAAAAGAAAAACAGGGATGCTATTCCTTCAATTCTTGAGGAAGCCCTAGCCGTATCATTTGATAATCACATTGGTCACGATTTCTTAAACGACAGTGAAGCCCGGTTTGAGTATTATAATAATGTAGAAGCTAAGATTCCGTTTGATATTGAGTATCTCAATAAGATCACAAGAGGTGGAGTAACAAATAAGACCTTGAACGTTATTATGTCATTGTCTAATGTTGGTAAATCTCTTATCTTTACTAGCTTTGCGAGTTCATATTTGATGCAAGGGAAAAATGTTCTCTACATTACCCTTGAGATGGCTGAGGAAGAAATTGCTAAAAGGATTGATGCTAACTGTCTTGATATTAGTATTGACGAAATCCATAAGGTTTCTAAAAACTTTTATAACAGTAAATTCTCGTCATTTAAAACTAAGACACAAGGCAACCTAATTATCAAAGAGTACCCTACTGCAGGAGCATCTGTAGTTCATTTCAAGTCATTGATTAATGAGCTACAACTAAAGAAACACTTTAAACCCGATGTTATCATTGTTGACTATCTCGGAATCTGTGCTTCTTCAAGGCTCAAGAAAGGAGCGGCTAATTCTTATGAATACGTTGGTGCTATTGCAGAGGAACTCCGGGGATTTGCAAAAGAGGTAGATGTTCCTCTATGGACTGGGGTTCAGGTCAATAGGGAAAATTCTTCCAATGCAGACCCATCACTTGCGGCAATTTCTGAATCTGCCAAGATCGGGCACGTATCTGACTTTGTTCTTGCTGTAATTTCAACCGAAGAACTTGAGCAATTAGGCCAATATTTGTGCAAGCAAGTTAAAAATCGTTACAATAGAAAAGGTAAATTGCTTCGGTTTACTGTTGGAGTTGATTATGAGAAAATGAGACTTTATGATGTAGCCCAATCTCAGGACACCAATACTTATTATAACGAAGATGATTTTAAGGACGAAGAATCCAAACCAAACTTTAAAGACAAATTTAAAAACTTTACCTATTGATACTATGATTAATAAAGAACTATTTCAAAAACTGAAGCCAGAAATTTATGCGGATGACCCAAGGTTTATTCCTGTTCCGGCACACCGTAAAGAAGATGCTGGCGCTGATCTAAGGGCATTTGTTCCGGCGAATGAGTATGAAGTGTCTCAAATTATTCTGGAAGTTATCACGGCACTTCAAAATGATAGGGTAAAAAATATTTGTATTGATGGTAAAGTAGTAGATCCTGATAGTATTTCTGCTGATACTATTGCTGCTACTGGAGGTTGCGTTAGCTTACTGCCGGGAGAAACGAAATTAATCAATTCTGGATTTAAGATTGCTCTCCCTAATGTAGAAGAAATTTATCCATTTCTTCCTGTTTACAAAATTGTTAGCCGTAGTGGACTATCCTGCAAACATAAAATATCTGTAACAAATCGTCCTGGCATCGTTGACAAGGGTTATCGTGATTGGATCGCGGTAAGTCTGGAGAATGAAGGACACAGTGCTCATATCTTTACTCATGGAGCCCGTATTGCTCAAGGTCTTTATGAGTTAGTAATTGATCTAGGAGCATGGGACATTGGAGAGCTACGGGTAAATGAACTAAGTAGTAGCAACCGTGGTGAAAACGGTTTTGGTAGTACAGGTTTAGGAGGTTGATTATGGCAAAAGTTAAGCTACAACTTGAACAAGATGAAGCACAAGATGTACTTGTGCTCTTGGAGAAAGAAGTTGATGGATACAGTCAAGTTCATGTTCCTGAACGAATCTCCCGCTTGCGAACAGTTATTCTAAAATTAAAAACTCAATCACAAGCCCCGTTATAATGGGGCTTTTTTACTAAATACCCATAAAAGGTATAACTTTGGATCCTTTAGTTTCATTTCTTGTTGATAATAATTATGCTGATAATTATGCATCAGCAGAGAAAATTTTAGAGTGTATTAGCGATAATTTTTATAATACTTTAGTAGAACAGATTATTTCAGAAGCAAATACAGCATCAGAAAGAGCTTCTCAACTTAGAAGGCAGGCAGAAGAAGCAAGACGTAAAGGAGATATGGCAAAGTATGCTCAATTGGCTGCTCAAATGGCTCAGGCACTAAAAGCCAGTAAGGAGGAAAATAAAAATAATACCCCAGACCCAAGAAAAACTGCAGATTCTAGAACATCTTGGGTGAGCGGAAATCGCCAAACTCCACAATCTGGAAGAAGAGGAGCACCAGACCCAAGAGAAGGAGCTAGAAACAGAAATATAGAAAGAGCGGCAGATGAACTTATTGGCAATAGTGTACCTAAACCAACTCATTTAAGCCCAAACAAACCAGCGCACATGCAAGGAAATAATGTATCATGGGCAGCTTCTGGAGATCGCAGAAGCGAAAGAAGAGGTATAACCGGGCAATCTAATAGAGAAAGAAGATCCGGCACTACTGGTAGATATGAAAGTCCCAATAGATTTGATGATCGCCCTAAATAAAAAATAACGTTTTATAAAATGTTGGAGTTTTCGGACTTTTTAAATGAAGCTAGAAGTCGGGCAGCTGAGAAGGCTGACCGACTCGCCTTGGTGTCTGACAACCATGGTGGATGGGTAGATCGTAGCGGGAGAATAGTTGCTCGCACTGTCAATGGAGACCTTGAATTTATCAAAAAGAAGTCTCCTAAAACGGATACTCCAGAACCAAATACAAAAAGGCTTCCTAAAACAGCCCAATATCAACAGAAAAAACCAGGGAAACCTGCAGAATTACCAGCACCGAAACCACCAAAAGAACAACCTCCTGCCCCTGAAGTAGATAAAGATCAATTAAAAAATGTTACTATTGTCTTTACAAGGGCTAATCCCCCAACTGAAGGACATTATAAATTACTTAAACAGGCAAGGGACATTGCAAACGGTCAAGAATTAAGAGTTTATCCAAGTAGAAAACACGATCCTAAAAAGAATCCACTTGATATAAAAACGAAAGTTCGCTACATGGAACTTTCGTTCCCGGACTTTAAGCAAGAGATCATAAACGATAAGGACATTATTACGATCTTTGATGCTCTTAGACTTTTACATGATGAAGGATTTACCCAAGTAAACGTCGTAGTCGGGGAAACCAGAACTTCAGAAGTAGAAAGATTATCATCACAGTATAATGGAGAGTTGTACTCATTTGAACAAATAAATGTGATTCCAGCAAAAGGAACTGATCCAGATCTTGACAATGATGAACCTAGGTCAGCTTCTGGACTCAGAAAAGCGGCAATGAGAGATGATTTTTATGCTTTCAGAGCGGGCTTATCTAGAAAATTATCATTTAAGGATGCCGAGAATTTATTTCATGCAGTTCAAAGGGCGCAGCAAGGTAGAGATGGTTATGATGTAGAACAACCCCAGGATAATGAAAATCTAAGAGAACTATATTATCAAAAGCAAATTTTTAATGAAGGTGATATTATTGAAAGCGATATCACAGGAATTAAAGGTAAAATTATTAGGCGTGGTCCTAATTATGTTATTAGTGTTACCGAAGATAATAAGATGTTCAAATCATGGATAACAGATATTTCGGAATGGACTGATGTATCGGGAGTTCCGGCAGATCAAAGAGAAGTAGGAACTGATGCCTTGAGAAAATATGTAATGGGGCTAACTAAAACAAAGAAAATAAAGAATTTTGTTAAATCTAAATAGTTTATAGACAATAGATAGATTTCAATGGCAACTGAAAATACCGTTCGGGCTTTTAATGAAATGAAACAACTCTACATGGAGTCCATGGCACCCGAGGCTCTAGTAGAAACCCATAAAAAACTTACTGGCAAACAATATAAACTTGATGTTGAGCCAAAGGGGGGTGATGGGGATATTGACGGTAAAGATCTAGCTGCCCTTCGTCGTAGGGCTAAACTTCGTAATCTTGGACTAAATGAAGGAGAGAAAAATTCTGAGCCTTCTTTGCAAGTGACATTTGCCAATGCCCTTGCTATTGGGGGTCAACATTATTCAAATTGGAGAGAAGAGTTTTCTCCTGAACTGATGGAAGAAATTGAAAATACCGCCAAAGATGGAGATAGTAAAGAAATCGGGGTTAATAAAAAAATCAAAAATACAATTAAGATTAATCCCACTATGGCCTCTCTACAAGAAGCCCTAGGTGATTATGATTTAGAAGTGCTTTCTTCTATTGAATTGGATGAAGACTATATTTTAGAAGCCGCTGAAGTAGCCACTGAATATTTCTACGAATCTGGTCTTAATGAAAATGGGGTAGAAGAACTTATTGAGGTTCTAGGAGAACAAAAATTTGTTGATTTTGTATTTGATTTAGTTGAAGATTATGAACTCAATGAGGAAAATCTACTTGAATGGCGCCGTGGCCCCGGCGGAACAAAAGTAAGAGGAGATCAAACTACTAAAAGCGGGAAGCATTTTAAAGATGTGAAAGGGGGGGCCAAGACTTCAGCCGCCAAAGCAACCCCAGAAGCCAAGGCAAGAAAGGCAGAAAAAGAAGAAAAATCAACTGGGTCTAAAGTAGGATCTGAACTTTCAAATCTTGCAAATCGCAGTAAAGAATTACGTAGATCTTCTGTAGAAAAAAAGACAGCGGAAGTTTCTAAGAAACCAGAAAATACCACAAAAACTACAAGTACCAAAAAAGGTATTCTTGATAGAGTAGCAGGCGCCATTCTTAAGGGAGCCGAGCGTCATCAAAATGCAATGAAAGCTGCCCGCCCACATATCACGAATGCGGCAAAAACCGCAGGCCATGTAGCCGGAACAGTAGCTGGCGCTGGTGCCGCACTTAGGGCAGTGGGAAAAAGAGCCGAAAATTCCGATGCTGCCAAGAAAGGTCGCAAAGTTGTTGGCGCTCTAGCCAAAGGAGCATGGGAGGGAGCAGGACATTATGCAAAACACGATAATGCACCTAGAGCCCTAGGTCATGCCGCAGGTACTGTAGTAAAAAATCTTCGCAAAGAAGAAACTGAAGAACTACAAGAAAAATCAGTAAGTCAGAAACAACAAAAACTATTTGGTGCTGCCCTTGGCGTAGAACGAGGAAATACTTCTCGCAGTAGTGTATCTAAGAAAGTTCTTGATATTGTTGATACCATGCCACAAGGAGAAATTCGTAAATTTGCAAAAACTCCACACAAGGGGCTCCCCAAAAAAGTAAGTGAAGATGTTCAAATGATTGACAAAATTTTAAAGATTGTCAGAGAATCTAAATAGTCTATTTTTTCTAAATACTTATACCTAATACCGAGGTAAAAATATGGCCAAAATCGTAGAACTAGTTAAGCCAATCCTATTCGCTTTCATCAACTCTCCTGAGGTCAAGAACCTTGTGATTGCTCTGCTTGAAAAGTACGCTGCCCGTACTGATAATAAAATTGATGATACTGTAGTTGATATTGTACGTGACAAATTGTTCAAGTGATATTGACTTGCATTGTTGTTAATACAATTGCATCTTACGGAGTATCATTAATTTTTATTTTGTTATTTCTTTTCTCAGAATGGCTGGGTAGAAATCCAAATATAAAAGAAAATGATGTTTATAGTTTTATCCATAACATCTTAAAAACATCTAATAAAAGAGGGGAGTAATCCTCTCTTTTTTGATATTCTAAATAATAATAAGTAAAAGCATTTAAGAGAAAAACAAGATGGCAATCTGGGGTATTGGTACTGGCACTGAAACTGCCGAGAATAACTATAACATTCCGAAACATCTAAGTGAGGCTGATCGGACTAATACACCCCATAACTGCTTTGCAGATCAGCGCGGTTGGGTGTATCGCCGTTATGGCACCACTGCTCAATCTGGACTTTCTACTTCTTATTATGATGAGGTTCTGGTTCCAGTTTCTGGACTTAATACCACTGGTATTAGTAGCACTCGCGGCCTTGGCGTTGCCGATCCCACTGCTATCTTTTTTGAAGATCCAAATCTTGCGTCTCCTATTAGTTTGGAAGCTGGTGGAACATCAGGTATCAAGACTGGCGTAACTGGTTATGTAAATCTTGTATTTAATGAAAATGTTTATGTTTCTGCCGGTGCTACCGTAAAGATTAATATCTCCGATCCTCTTGATGTTGCTAAAGCATCTATTCTTGGTTATGCTTCTTCCGTTGCTGCTGCTGTTCCTGTTTACAACTTTGTTAATGGCCAGGGCTATACTGAATTTGTAAATTATAATGGGCAGATCACCAACCGGGTAGCATTTGGATTTACTGCACCTACTACTCTATATACAGCTAACGTTCCATTTGGGGTCACTACATTATCCTCTCTAGTTGCATCCGGGGCTTCTATTATTCCAGTTGGCTCTGTTTCTGGTGTAGCAATTGGTTCATCTGTTAGTGTTGGCTCAGCACTATTCAATGCACCTATCGTTTCTGTAGGCTCTACTACTGTTACTATTGCTGCGGCATCAACCGTTGCAAGTACGCTCAGTGCAGGAGTTGCAGTTACCTTCTCTACCCGCACTACTGCCGCCAAACTAAGGATTGATACGGTAAGGGCATTTGCTGGAGTAATTACTGATTTCTCGGGTGGTGTTGGTGTTACTAGCACTTATACCAGTAATCTTATTCGTAATGTTGGTGGTGCTGGCTCTACTCCTACTGTAGGTATTGGTACTACTACTCTTACTGTTACTGCCCGATAATTATTGAACAAGAGAAAATTTATATTATAGACAATGATTTTTAATGAATTAAACGATGAAAATTTTCTCTTGTTTGCAATAAAAAACTATGAGAATCCGCAAGGACTGACTAAAGATGATTTTGAAAAAGATCTTAATCATCTTAAATATATCAAACGACTATTAAAGAGGTATAAAAATACTGGTGATTTAAAGATAAATTTAATCTTGAATCACTTTATTATTCTATACAATATCTTTGGAGACGCAACTACTTCCATGCTTTTTTATAAGCTGGAAAGAGATCTGTGGCCTACAATGAAAACTTTTATAGTGTTTTTAAATAAATTGCCGGATTTCCCGCATTGTATGATTCACGATATTGAGTTAGATGATTATTGTCTCAACCAATTAAACAGAACAACAGATGACTAAGATTGATCGGATTATTAAAATCATCAGAGAAGAAATGGCTGTCGGGGATGGCGGATTTACTGGATCTGCTGATGCTAAAGGCCCTACTGCTGGATATGATCCAACGATTCCTGGTCTCAGAACAAGATTGGATGGAAATATAGATAAGAGAATTAAAAAATTATATAAAAAATGGCTAAAACATTAACAAAATCTTAAGATTTGGGTAGCAATAAATACTTTTATACGTAGCTTCTAATATAATGCCAGAAGAAAATAACTCATTAAAGATTGCCCTTCTAGAGCAACGAATGAACGATTTTTTTAATGTTATCAATAAATTAGAATCTGCAATTGAAAAGATCAGCGAAGTTAATACCAATATCATAAAAATGTTGGCCGTCCATGAAGAGAAAATAGGACAAAACGAAAAGAATGAAACCATTCTTGCAAAAATGGATGCCGATATTAAAATTGATGCTACTAATGACCGAAAAGAAATTCATGACAAATTTGATCAACTAGCAGCAGAAGTTGAAGATCTAAAGCGATACAAATGGATGAGCGTGGCATTCGGTATGGTAGCAGCCCTTGTAGTTGCCGGTGGGTTTCAGCTTGCAAGTAGCTGGGATGTTAAAATTAATTCCGATCAGCCAACTTATCCACAGCCACACCCCTTGACAGCCCGCCCCTGACGTGCTATAATGATCGTCCCGTGTAACAACAGGACAATGGATGGACATTATAGATGAACAATACATCAGGTTACTTGAACCAAAATTAGAAAAATTAGTAAAGAAAAGCGATAAGGTCTACAATTGCCGATGCCCACTATGCGGGGACTCACAACGCAACAAAACCAAGGCCAGGGGATATTTCTATCAAGTAAAGAACAACACAAATTATAAGTGTCATAATTGTTCTGTCACGACAACATTTGCAAAATTTCTTAAGCAATTAGATTCTTCTTTGTATAGACAGTATTGTTTAGAGAAATATTCGTCTAAACAAACAAAACAAAAAGTATTAGAAGAACCCGAACCAATACTATCACAACCAGTATTTAGGGAAAAATTAAACCTCCCAAGGGCATCGGAAAATAAGATAGCAAAACAATATCTATTAAATCGTAGAATAGATCCTGACAACTTTTACTATACGGAAAAGTTTAAAGAATGGTGTAATACGGTAAAGCCGAACTCTTTCAGCGATAAGTCTTTAAAATATGATGAACCAAGAATCATAATTCCATTATATTACGATAAAAAATTGATAGGGATCCAAGGAAGAAGTATTTTTCCTAACGAGATTAAATACATTACCATTATGTTTTCTGAGGATGTTCCTAAGATTTATGGCTACGACAATGTTAACCGATCTAAGGAAGTCTATGTTTTAGAAGGACCATTTGATTCTACTTTTGTCCCCAATTCTATTGCAATGTGTGGGGCGGATGTTAATTTATTAGAGCTTAATATTAAGTCCCCAGTTTATGTTTATGATAACGAGCCGAGAAATAAGGACATTCACCAAAGAATGTTAAAAGTCATTAATAAAGGAGAATCCATAGTAATCTGGCCTTCCTACATCAAAGAAAAAGATGTGAATCAGATGATAATGTCGGATCTCAATGTTGCTGACATTATCAAAAATAATACCTTTTCAGGACTACAAGCAAAACTACAACTTACTTTTTGGAAGAAAAAATGAGCGACAAGATCAGCGTAAAAAAGCGCAATGGTAGTATTGAACCATTGCAATTAGAAAAGATTCACCGTATGGTTTCGGAAGCCTGTGACGGCATTTCTGGGGTTAGTGTGTCTCAGGTGGAAATGTCTAGCGGCATTCAGTTCTATGATGGTATCACGACTGAAGACATTCAAGAGATTCTTATTAAATCTGCTGCTGATTTGATCTCTCTTGACCATCCTGGGTATCAGTATGTTGCAGCCCGGTTACTACTGTTTTCTCTACGCAAGAAACTTTATGGTGGTCGGATTGATTTACCTACTCTTAAAGATCAGATCAAGAAGGGGATTGAATTGGGTGTTTATGATCCTGCCATTCTTCAAAATTATAATTCAGAAGAACTGGAAAAGCTCAATGGTTACATTGATCATGATAGGGACCTAAATTTTACATATGCAGGACTTAAGCAAGTTATTGATAAGTATCTGGTTCAAGATAGAGCAGATAAACGAGTACATGAAACTCCACAGTTTATGTACATGCTAATTGCTATGACACTCTTTGCTGCTTACCCCAAAGATACTCGTCTATCTTATGTAAAGCGGTATTATGATGCGAGCAGTAAGCATAAAATTAATATTCCTACTCCTATTATGGCTGGAGTTAGAACTAAGAAAAAGCAGGGAGCAAGCTGCACTTTGATTGAAGCAGATGATGATCTAGAGAGCATTATTGCTTCTGGTGGGGCTATCATGAAGTATGTTGCCGATAAGGCTGGTATTGGTCTTAATGTTGGTAGACTTCGGGCTCTTGGCTCTAAGATTCGTGGCGGAGAAACTATTTCAACTGGCCTTATTCCATATCTTCGGTATTTTCAGGGTGCTCTTGAAGCAGTTCACCAAGGCGGACTAAGAAAGGGTAGTATGACGGTATTTGTGCCTTTGTGGCATAAAGAGATTGAACAAGTCATTGTTATGAAGAATAACAAGGGTAATGAAGAAACTCGCGCCCGTAATATTGACTATGCCATTGGTATGTCAAAAATCTTTTATGAGCGGTTTATTCAAAATGGGGTAATTAGTCTATTTTGTCCTAATGATGTTCCTGGTCTTTTTGATGCTTTTGGTTTTCCCGAGTTTGATGATCTTTATGTGAAGTATGAAAATGATCCCACTATTGACAAAAAACAAGTAGGTGCCCAGGAACTTATTATTAAACTACTTAATGAGCGCAGTGAAACTGGTCGCATTTACAT